CTACCACCAGAATTGCTTCTTGAAGCAAAACGTCTAGGCATGGATTTGCTAGACACAACCATCACAATTACTAAGAACACCCACACTAAGGAGAAGTCCAATGGCTCAAAATAGAGTCTCGTTCCAAAGCAAGTCAGGCAGAGCGCAATATCCCTGGCTGAATACCCCTGATTCCGCATTCGGCGGCGAACCGAAGTATAAAACTAACTTGGTACTCGAGGATCATGCTGATCTCAAGAAACTAATACAGGACTGTGCCAAGCAAGAATTCGGTGACAAGGCTGATAAGGCGAGAATGCCTTTTGACTTGGATGAAGACACAGGCGAAATGATCATCAAAGTTAAGTCGAAATACTCCCCCGCATTCTTTGATGCGACAGGCCAGGAAATCTTTGGTGGTCAAATCCCTCAATTGTACGCCGGGAGTACCTTACGTTTGGGCGGCTATGCATCAGCTTATTCCGTCAGCGGCAGTAATGGTGTATCGCTCCAACTTACCAAAGTCCAGATAGTTAACCCTGTGTCCACAGGTTCAAATTCATCCACTGGTGGGTTTGACGCAGTTGAGGGCGGCTTTACTGCTCCCGACATCGTCCATGATTCGGAGAGAGTAGATGAGGTACAACAAGAGACAGCAACATCGGCTGACCGTTTCTAATGGGATCAAGCATGGTTACCGAAGTGGACTCGAAGACAAACTGTCTAAGCAGATAATTGCAGCAGGACTTGAGGTCCAGTACGAGACCGACAAGATCAGCTACAAAGTTCCAGAGCGCCAAGCCAAGTACACTCCCGATTTCAAGCTACCTAAGACAGGTGGCTTTTTTTATGTCGAGAGTAAAGGCATCTGGGATGTAGCCGACCGACAAAAGCATCTTCTCATAAAGGAGCAGCACCCTGGCATTGATCTGAGGTTTGTCTTCAGCAATGCCAACAACAAATTGTATAAGGGATCAAAGTCTACCTACGCAAGTTTCTGTGACAAACACAGACTGCAATGGGCGCACAAAACTATCCCGGACGAATGGCTCAGTGAATGAGTTAACAACTTTAGGCCACCTTTAACCGGGTGGTCTTTTTTTTGCAAAATTTAGAGGGGATACACAGTGACAATTCCAGATACAGAATCCGGTGCAAGTTTCGTACAGCATCAGCCCTGCGAAAAATGTGGCAGCAAAGATAACGCGGCACTCTACTCAGATAACTCAACTTACTGTTTCGGATGTGAAGCCTATGGCCATGCCGATGGCAGTGAGCCTCGACAGCAAAAGACATTAAACTCGGCACTACTCCAGGGAAGCTATACGGCACTAAAGGCCCGAGGCATAACTGAGGAGACCTGCCGTAAGTTTGATTACCAGGTCGGCATGGACGGCTCCCGCCCGGTCCAGATTGCCAACTACCGAAACGATACTGGCCAAGTCGTGGCGCAGAAGATTCGAGACCAGGATAAGAACTTTAAGATTCTCGGTGATGGGAAAGACGTTGGATTATTTGGCCAGCACCTATGGACTGGTGGTCGCAAGATCATCATTGCAGAAGGCGAGATAGATACGCTTTCTATTAGCCAGGCACAGGGAAACAAATGGCCAACTGTCGGCCTACCCCTAGGTGCCCAGGGCGGCAAGAAGGCCCTGATAAAAGCATGGGACTGGCTCCTAGAGTACGACCAGATAATTCTGATGTTTGATCAAGACGAAGCTGGCAAACGTGCGGCTCTTGATTGTGCCGAGGCTCTCCCGGTAGGACGAGTCTGCATCGCCGAGCTGCCCATGAAAGACGCTAACGAGTGCCTGAAGGCTGGGCTCGAGAAAGACATCATCAACGCCATATTCCGGGCTAAGGAATGGAGACCCGAGGGCATAGTCTCTGCAAGTAGTCTCCGCGATATCATCGGCGAGGAGGATGAGCAATCGACTGTTTCCTACCCCTACCAAAAGCTAAATGAGATTACCAAAGGCATACGCCCTTCCACCTTGATAACTATCTGCGCTGGCAGTGGTGTCGGTAAGTCAACCTTCGTCACAGAGATCGCCTATGCCCTTCACAACGCAGGTCAGAAGGTTGGGATGCTGATGCTAGAGGAGACAAACAAACGCACTGTGCGCGGCCTCCTGGCACTCCATATGAACACCAATATTGTACAGGATGGCAACTCCGCAACACGGGTAGAAATCGAGTCAGCGCACGACGATTTATTTTGTGAAACCGATATTGAACTTTGGGACCACTTCGGTAGTTCCAGCCTGGACATTGTTATCAATCGAATCCAGTACATGGTCCGAGCAATGGGATGTAAGCACATCATCCTAGACCACATCTCAATCCTGGTCAGTGGACTTACGGGTGAGGTTTCAGATGAAAGACGGCTGATCGATAACATCATGCATAGACTCAGGACAACTGTGCAGGAGCTGGGCATCACCCTATTTCTCGTTAGTCACCTTAAGCGCCCAAGTGGCATTGGCCACGAAGCTGGAGCCAAGGTTGAGCTGTCGCAGCTCAGAGGATCACACAGTATTGCCCAGTTGGCAGATAGCTGTATCGGCCTCCAGGTAAACGCTGATGACCCCTCAGATGACACCCGGGAAATCGTTGTCCTTAAGAACCGTTTTACTGGCCAGGTAGGTTTCGCAGGCCGCCTCAAATACCACCGAGAGAAATCCAGGCTGATCGAAATGTCTGATATGGATTCTCGATTCTAAAATAACTATAGGAAAAAATTAATGTGGATATTACCGAAGAATTACCCACTGTACTCTCGCTATGCTCAGGATACGCTGGTGCGGAAAGAGGACTTGAGCTTGCCGGGTTTGAACATCGAACAGTCGCTTTTGTCGAAATCGAAGCCTACGCGATTGCGAACTTGGCAAACAAGATGGAAGCAGGGGAGCTTTTACCCGCACCTATTTGGTCGAATCTTAAAACCCTGCCAGTGGAACCGTTTCGAGACAGAGTTGACCTCATCACTGGCGGTTATCCATGTCAACCTTTCTCAGCCGCCGGAAAGCGAAAAGGAGAGGAAGACCCCCGACATCTCTGGCCTCACATCAGAGAAATCGTCAGAGCAGTTAGACCTGTTCGGTGCTTCTTTGAAAACGTCGAAGGACACATCACCCTCGGACTCAGAGAAGTCATTAGCGACCTGGAAAGCCTTGGTTATAAAACAGCGTGGGGAATATTCTCAGCGCGTGAAGTTGGCGCACCTCACCAGAGAAAACGAGTCTACATCCTGGCCGACAGTAACAACCGACAGCGCGAGTACAAGGACGAAGAAATACGCGCAGGGTGGGATGCCGCTGTCGATGGCGGTAAACACCTGGCCGACACCGGCAGCGAGGGATCACAAGGGAGCCAGTGGGTATGGCAGGCAGGAGAGAAAAGGCTTTCCGAGGGACACGCTTCCCAATGCATTGGTGAACTGGCCGACAGCAACGGTGTTCGATGTGACGGGGGGGAGTTATCCGACAGAACTGGTGAACGGTCAGTGGAGATCGAAGCACTCCAAAGACCCCAACAGTCCTTGGTACGGCGCGAAGTTGAGAGATGCAGTGGAGACAGCGGAGAAAATGAACTGGCCGACTCCGACTGTTGCCGAGGCAGAGAAAATCAGCAACAGGCCGAATTTCGGACAATTAGGACTGAGCAATCACCCGGAAGTTCACGGACAGAAGTTGAGCCGAGAGAAGCTGAACAAGTCCAAAGGTGGCCTTCCAGACCGGGTACGACCCAACACGGATGGGAAAGCCCTCGGACAATTAAACGCGGATTGGGTGGAACATCTAATGGGAGTACCAACAGGGTGGACAGACTTAGGCTCCTGGGAAATGGCATTGTGCCACAGACAGCCGCCAAAGCATGGATAACCCTAAACAACCAAATATCGACAGAGGGAATAAATCATGAAAGATCATGAAGCATTATTTTTGGAATATCACGCTGAAAATCCACATGTCTATGAGCTGTTTAAAAAGTACTGCTCCGCAGCATTTCAGTCTGGACGCAAACACTATTCGGCTTACGCCATTTTTGAAAGGATCAGGTGGCACCACGACATCGAGACCAAGTGTGAATTAGGTTTCAAACTCAACAATAACCATCGCCCTTTTTACGCAAGAATGTATCAAATGCAATTCCCAAATAGAGCCAATTTCTTTAGGACCAGGACTCAGCGCAGTGAGCGAGTCGGCCATCAAATGGAGTTTGTCTCATGGCACTGATATTTGATCTCGAGACCAACGGTCTTTTAGCTGAACTAGATAGGATTCATTGCATTGCGATACTCGACACAGAAGGCAAGGATTACCCAAAAGTCTACAGCGGTATTGAAATCGAAGAGGCACTCGATCTGCTTTCAAATGCAGAAGAAATCGTCGGACACAACGTCATCAACTTCGACATTCCCGCCATCCAAAAAGTCTCCCCCGGCTGGACCTACAAAGGAAAAGTAACCGACACCTATGTCC